AGGCGTAGGCAATGGCAAGCTGCTATTGATGATGGTAATACAACGATGCTTATATGGCTAGGGAAACAATTTCTAGGTCAGTCTGATAAACAGGAACTCACCGGAAAAGATGGAGAACCTATCAAAGTCACATGGCAGAAGTAAGCATTTTTCAGCAATATAAACCTTTTTTCATAGATAGCTACAGATACAACGTAGTCTATGGAGGACGTGGGAAAGGTGCTACATGGAATATCGCTAGAGGACTTTTAGCTGAGTCATGTCAAGAGAAGCACCGTATCTTATGCACGAGGGAGTTTCAGAACTCGATAGACGAGTCGGTCTATCATGTGTTAGTCGAGCAGATTGAGTTACTAGGGCTGCAAGCTAACTTTACAATACAGAAGAAATCTATTGTGTCTATTACCGGAAGCGAGTTTCTTTTCAAAGGACTCCGGCATAACGTAGACTCTATAAAGTCGATGGAAGGCATATCAAGAGTATGGATCGCTGAGGCTGATAAAGTACCGAAAGAGTCTTTAGACAAGCTGATACCGACCATCAGGACAAAGGGCTCTAAGTTCTATATCGATTTCAATACTGACACCGAGGATGATCCTGTCTATAAACAATTTGTAGTTGCTGATAGGAAGGATACATATGTGATCTTTCAGACATATAAAGACAATCCGTTCTTCCCGGAAGTGCTAAGACGAGAGATGGAGTACGACAAAGAAAACGACTATGACAAGTATCGCTGGGTGTGGGAAGGAGAACCAAGGAACATAAGCGAGGCATGTGTATTTCATGGCAAATTCAGGATAGATGATTTCAAGACACCGCAGGATGCCGAGTTTTATCATGGTGTTGACTGGGGCTTCTCCCAGGACCCGACTGTTGCAGTGAGAGCTTTCATAATTGATGGGAGATTGTATATAGATCAATGTGTTGGAAGTGTTGGGGTAGATATAAACCAGACACCAGAGCTGTTTAACAAGATACCTACCCTAAGGAATTGGATAAGCATAGCAGACTCAGCACGACCGGAGACCATATCTTACATGAGACAGCATGGCTTTCCTAGGATGAAAAGCTCTAAGAAAGGCAAAGGTTCAGTAGAGGACGGGATAGAGAAGATCAGAGGTTTCAAAGAGGTAGTAATCCATGAGCGGTGTAAAGAGGTTATCGAAGAGTTCAAGCTGTACTCATACAAGAAAAATAGTACGACAGGTGATATAATGCCAATACCAGAGGATAAGCATAATCACTATATAGATGCTCTCAGGTATGCATTAGAGGATTACGGACACAAGACAGGTGTAAATCTTTCAGAACAAAGCGTCAAAGCATTGTGGGGTTCATTATGATAAAGAGAAGCGACTTTTCAAACGATAATCAGTTCATAGATTTCATCGACCGCAAACGAGCTGTGAGAGCTGCGGAGATGATCAAGCTCTATGATTATTACATCGGTGACTCAGATATCAAGTCCAGGGAGTTAGCTAACCCGAACAAAGTCAATAATAAATTGGCCAATGACTTCTTCGGGACTGTTATAGATGATAAAGTCGGGTATATGGGGAACTCTATAACTCTAAAGATCAAGGGTGAATATCCTGAAGATGTATTAGAGTTTGCCACGAATTGGCAGCGGTGGAACGATTTAGACGACCTGAACGCCGACACGATTAAATTAGCATCTATCTGCGGGTACTCAGCGAGACTCCTGTATAACACAGACCGTGGCGCTAGAGTCCTAAATATCAATGACCCGTGGAATGTGTATGTGATCCTAGATGACAACGGCGTGCCCGAAACCGGTTTATGGTTCTATGAAAAGGTAGAATTTGACAGCGGTGAGCATACGGTCAAGATGTGCGAGCTCTACGACAGGGAGGATGTATACACCTACAAGAAGGACGGCTCATGGCTTCTCCAAGAGAGTCTACCACATCTGTTTAAGGGTGTGCCGCTATTTATCATCGAGAACAACTCCGAACGGTTGGGAGACTTCGAGAAAGCCGTTGAGCTTATAAATGCTTACGACAAGGCTTTATCTGACGTATCATCCGAAATGGAGCAGCTAAGACTAGCCTATGCTATTCTCAAGGGCGCTCGGTTGGATGATGAAATAGTTAAGCAGATGAAACAGACCGGAATCCTAGCAATAGACGAGAATGGTTCTTTTGAGTTCGTTGAGAAGCAGTTAGACTCGGAATCTATCAAACTGCTCCTTTCAGAGATCAGGCGGAATATCTTTTTGTTCTGTAAGTCTGTGGACTTCTCCGAGGTTCTCGCAGGAGACATTCGGGTATTGGGTTGGCAGACTAAATTAATGCCCTTAGAGAACAAGGCTAAGATCGCAGAGCGGAAGATGATATCTGCTTTACGGTATCAGTATGACCTTCTCACGCAGTATTGGGCACAGTTTGACGGGGTATCGATAGACGTGAACGACATGAACTGGATATTTACACGGAACATCCCGAAGGATATCGAAGGAGAGGCGAGAGCGTTGCAGATGCTTTCCGGTGTGGTAGATCAGGAGACCGCACTGTCTCTCATGAGCTTCATCGACAATCCGAAAGAGGTTATCGAGCGGATGGAAGCTGAGATGCCGGAGGTAAACCTTGACGAGGTAAGAAATGAATAAAATAGATATGATATTGTTCAGTGGAAAGTCTATAGAAGATGGAGACTTGGTTTTAGGAAGCCTGCTTTCTGCGAATAATAAAACATATATCTACCCTCACGATTGGGCCGACTTAGATGATCTTGGTTTTGGACGAGCATTTGTAGAGGTAGTTGATGTACAGATTGTGTTCCTTTATGACGAATAAGCATATAACACTGAGTAAAGTGAGAGAAAATGCGGGGGTTTGACAAAAAGATGCACAGAGGTAAGGAGTAATGTATTATGTTAAGAGAATCGAAAGGCAATATGTATGAATGGATAACACACACATGGAACCCAATCAAAGGGAAGTGTCCTCATGATTGTACGTACTGCTACATGAAGCGATGGGGAGAGCAGAAGCCATTAAGGCTTGATAATATAGAGATGAAAACCCACCTCGGTTCAGGAAACTTCATCTTTGTCGGATCAAGCACAGATATGTTTGCTGCCGATGTATGCGGTACATGGATAACGAGTGTTTTGAATTTTATGAGTGAGTTTGAAAACTCATATCTACTTCAAAGTAAGAATCCTTATGGGTTTATCGAGTTTGAAGAGATTATCCCAAATGATACCGTTGTCTGCACAACTATAGAAACAAACAGATGGTACTCGGATATAATGGGAAATTCTCCGTATCCTTGGGATAGAGCTTTATCGATGGAGAAAATTCAGCTCCAGAAGTATGTGACAATCGAGCCGATTATGGACTTCGATTTAGATAAGATGGTTGAGTTAATCAGAATGTGTGATCCAGTACAGGTGAACATTGGTTCAGATAGCGGAAAAAATAATCTTCCAGAACCTTCAAGAGATAAGCTAATTGCACTTATAGACGAGGTGAAGAAATTCACAACAATCCATAAGAAGTTAAATCTTGAAAGATTGATGAGAGGTAAAGAGTGACACTATCAAAACTCGCTCAGAGCAAATTTAATGAAGTAGAAAAACTCATTGGTTCAACAGAGCGAGAAGTGTTTAAGGTGTATCGCAAACGAAGGGACGAGATATACCAGATCATTCAGAAGAATTACGCTAAATATCTAACCGACGTGCCAAAGGCTGATTATCTTTCGGTGATGTCGCTCTATCAAAGACTCCAGAAGATGGAGAAGGAGATTAAAGGCACATACGTTAAGCTGTATGGCTCGACGTATAACAAGACACTAGCCGGAGAGAAACAAGTATTCACCGAGGGCTATTACAGGTCACAGTTTGTCTCAACCTTCTTCGCTGATGTTCAGGGAACTTCTATCAAGACGCAAGCTATCAATCCGCTAGTGGTCGAGGCGAGTGTAAAAGGTGATGTTTCCCTGCTCTCGAAACTCCCGAGTGGTGAGCTGAGAGAGACGGTAGCGCAAGGGCTTATGCCTCCATCAGGTGAGACTTTATCAACTCTCCTTTCAGGGCACAATAAACAAGGATTGAAAGATACACTCCAAACCATAAAGCAGGGTTTAATCAATGGTGAATCATACTCGAAACAAACAAGGCGAGTGAAGAAAGTATTTGACAACACTGCCTATAAAGCATCGAGAGTTATCCGCACCGAGGGGAATAGGAACATGAACGCCGGAGCCTACTTGAACTCTCAGCAGGTCGCCGAAGAAATAGACATAAAGCGTCAGTGGGTAGCGACTCTTGATGATAGAACACGAGACCGTCACGCATCTTTAGACGGTAAACAGGTTGGTGCTAATGAAAGATTTAGTATCGGTGGTGATACAGCTTTATATCCCGGCGGCTTTTCCAATCCTGCAAACTCGGTGAATTGTAGGTGTACGGTTATTGATGTAGTTCCCGGCATAGACATGAGCGTCCGTAGAGCTCGCAATCCTGTAACCGGAAAAAGTGATATAATAGGGTATCAGAACTATGATGAATGGAAGGAAAATATTAAATAAGAGAGGAAAACGAAATGGCAGATTACAAAGTGATTCTTAATGTGGGTGGTAAAGAAATTGAATTATCACGAGATGAGGTTTTTGAATTGAAACAATTACTAGATGAAATGTTTCCGAGTGTTGAATATGTACCATGGCAACAGCCGTATTTACCTGTTTATCCACCTAACTACCCATGGGTTACATATACAAGCGATACAATAGAGGTTAATAAATAGGGGGATGTTATGTGGTATTTGAAACAATTGCTACCTTTGAAGTATGAGACTAATTTCATCGATGATAGAGGCCGTTGGCATTGTGTATGGCGAATGTGGTTTGGTAGATGCTTTCACGTAAAATACACAATATGGTAAAACCTCACGTAGTGGGGAATTTGACAAATAGATAAGGATGTGTTAATATGGCAGATGAGAAAGAAAAACTGACGGATCAGGAGACTGGTGACGTTAGTCCAGAAGTTGACGAATCTAAA